GTCGCGCTGCGCCTCCACGTGGCGGTTGAACGCATCTCTTGAACCTGCAGGCAGTTCCTTGAGCGCCTGCTCTCTAGATTTTTCAAGATGAGCCATCATGGCCTCGGTGAAGCCGAAGCCGCCTGGTTGCGCCTGCCGCTGTTCCTCTGCAGTCCTTTCTTTCAACCTGGCGTCAAATTCCCGTTGAGCCATTTGAACTTGAAAGTCCTCAATTCGCCTGCGTCTTTGAGCAGCGGTCTCGGCAAGATCACCGAAAGCCCCTGCCGAACGGCGGATTTGTTGTCCCAGCCCTGCCGTAGCTTCTCCAACCGCGGTGTCAGCGACAACTTGCGGACTGCCAACGCCCGGAAGGCTGTCGCCACCATTGAATTTCTGCAATCTCGCCATTGATCAGAACCGTTTTGTCTCTAGAATTTGAAAGCACCTTTGTAGGCGGCATCGCCAAGCGTCGTGAAAGCCTGGGTAACACCGCCAAGCATGGCGCCGGTGGCGCTGATACGCCCCGCGCGGCGGCTCGAATGTGCCCGCTCCCGGGCTGTTCTCGCCTCGAAGGTCAGATTGTCCCGCTTGCCTTCCGCGCCATACCGAATTGCCTCGATGCTTTGTGCCGCTTCAAAGGCATTGTCGTCCGCGACGTCATTCAGCGAACCGGTTTGCGATAGCCCGCGTTCGGCTCCGGCAGCCCGGTTGAAGCCGAGTGCCCTTTCGTATTTGTCCAGGGTTCGTTTTCGCTCAAAAGAAGCCTGGGTCTGGTTGACCGCCTTCTGGCGGTCGGCCAGTTCTGCACGGCGCTCTTCCGCCTTTGCCTGGGCATCTGCCTGCTGGCGCGCGCCCTGCGCTTGCACGGCGCCGCCGGCCAGCGATCCCGCAACGGAGACCGCAGCCAATATTGCTGGGTGACACATGAATTAAGGCTCCGCGTCTCGGCCGAAATTGACGGCCAGGATGGTGCAGGGTTTGCCGCCGCTGGCTGCCAGCGTAAGCTGCCCCCCGTCTTCCCATCGCGTTTCGATTGGCTGGTCGAGCACGCCAGTGCGCAAGGGCGCCGGCTCTCCGGCGGTGTCACCCGCACGGTAGTAGATCAGCTCGTCCAGAAAGGTTTCGTCTGACCCGGCCTTCAGGGTTCCGGTGTTCAGAACCGCGATGCTGCAATTGTCCACGCGCATCTTGCGGCCCATGGCCGAACCATCCTGCGCATTAACGGGAAACGGCAAGGTCTTCGCCCTCGCCGAAACATTCAGCCCAACCAGGATCTTTTCCGCTGTCTGGCCATTCGGCAGGCTCGCTTCTCCGGCGGTCACAGTTGCCGGATAGTCGGTTCCATCGGCATAAAGGATCACTTCTTCGCCTTCCAGATGCTGAAGTCCCGAGACCGAGTTTGCCGGCAGGCCTTCGTAGCGCGCGCCACAATCGAGATGCCATGCATCCTCGATCAATCCACCTGGAAACGGCCGCTGTATGATTTCGATGTACCGCCTTGTCTGTCCTTCGATGGTCCGTTTCACGATCATCCAGACGGTGTCCGCTCCAGCGCCCGAAAGGTCCGCCATACATTCCACCACACCACCGAAATCGTGGCGCTGCATGCCATAGACCTGCTGCTGGCGTTCATAGGTGAAACCGATCCCACGGCCTTTCTGGTCCCACTGCCAGATGACGCTATCGGGATATTGCTGGTAGCAGGCCCCGGAAATACCGCTTTGAAACAGATGCGACTGCACCTCGCTCACCGCCTGAGACACCCGGCCATCTGAGCCGAAGTCATAAGCCATTTCGCGCATGTCGGTTCCATATGGGCCGTAGTAGATCAGCACCGATCCCACCTTGATCGGGCTGACATCATTGGCTCCGAAATTCGTCTCAGGCTTCTGGTCGACATTCTCCGGCCCGTAAGGGTCCTGATCGGTCGCCTTGCCGACGGCACGCACCGCCCGCGTCGTGCCGACAATCAGGTCGTTATCGTCGACCAGCCACTGGATGCGGTTCACCTGTCCGGAAAGAATGCCCGCGGTCACCGCGTCGGATGCCTTCAGGACATGGGACACGGAAAAATTGGTGAAGTCCTCCGTCTGGCTTTCCCAGATCTTCTGCGGTTCCTCGCTGGTCCCGGCAAAGGCGAGCCTGTTCTTGTGCCAGCCGATCGTTTCCGGCCACCCCGTCGTGCCGGACCACGCCCCCAACCGCCAGATGCTTTGTGCCTTGGTGTCCGGCAGCGCCTGGCCGAAAAGCTGCACCTTGACAGAGGTTGCCGACTGGCGGCTGTGGATCCGGAACCAGCGCCAGAACCCGTCCGACCCGCGAAACCGGATATGCCGCCCCACGTCAGACGCCTGAAAGCCGGCACCGCCATTGATGCCACCTGTCCCTGAAGCCGTCAGCGTGAACGGGCTCTGATCGCCACCTGCCTGGTGAAACACCAGTTGCCCGATTGCGGAATTGTCCGAAGCAGATCCGCCTCCTTGCGTGAAGCTCAGCCGGTAATGGGTAAAGGCGGTTTCGTTGTGAAAATCATATTCCCGCCATTCGTTGGAGGCCCAGGTATCCTGACCGTCCTGCGTATCCAGAATTGTCCAGTCGGAGCCATTGTTCGACGCCTCGATGTTCCACTGCCAGGGCATGTCGTCGTTCTGGCTGTTGTCGTTTGGCGCCTGCAGCATGTAGGCATCGATCACGACGCTGCTGGGAAACTGATATTGCACCCAACCCGTTGCGCCGGATGAAAGCACCGTTTTGCCCTCCGACCGGCTGAACACCTGCCACGCCGAAGCGCTGCCGTTGGAGGCCGACACCACCCCGCTCGGGGCTGTGTTCGATGTCATTTTCGGAACAGCATTGCCCGTGCCGGCCGGTTTCAGGTTCGTCGGCGAGATATTGACATCCAGATAGGGCCCGTCCCTGAACGACATCGGTTCGATCGCCCAGGAAAGTTCCGACAACCGCTTGAGCGCCTGCGGGGCAACGCCGCCACCAGCGATGAACAGCGTGTCGGTCGACTGTACGAATTTCAGCCGTGGCAAAACCTCGGAGGAATAGGGTGTCGCAACCTCCACGGTGCCGACCCGCCCCTCGCTGGTGAATATTCGAAACATGTGGTCGCCGAACTCAAGCATGTAATATTGACCGTTTCCGAACTCGAACGGGATCAACCAGCCTTGCCGACTGCTGTCCTTGAGTTCCGCAATGAATTTGGTGCCGCCGCGCCGGCGCAGGCCGCCGCGTTTCAGTGTCAGAAAATTCCGGCATTCGGCCAGGGAGGACCGGAACAGCTCCAGGTCCGAACGGTAGATCAGCTCCGGGTCGAGTTCGCCCCGGCTGAATGTGGCTTGAAGGTGATAGCTCATCTGTTTGCAATGATATCCAGGTCAATCATGGGCAGCGGCGTGCCCTGCAGGGCGTCGGATGTTCCGGCCTGGTCGAAGGCTTCCCGCGCCGCCTGGCGCAAGGCTTCCGCACGGCTGTTCTTTCCGGTGATCGAATGGGCGCAGCCCGCCGCCAGAAACAGGGCGAACCCGTTCACGAACAGCGGAGCGAATTCGGCCTCCCGCACCACCCGGCGCACATGGCGGAGCGGAAACGGCGGCGGATGATCCGACATGATGCGCTGACCCACCACTTCGAAGGGAATTATCCCACCTCCCGGCGATCCGCCAACACTCTGCTGTGGAATGCGAAGCGTGTCGGCCGGCAGCTTGTACTGGTAGGCCCAGCGAAACGGCGGTTTTTCGGTTTCCGCAGGCAGGTTCACCAGCTCGATGGCAAAGTCCCAGTCGTGCATGGCCAAATAGGCATCCCGGTGCGCTGCATAATGGTTCCTGAACCAGCGCGACGCCACGGAGGAAAAATCGAAGTCGCGGATGGGCGCTTCCTTCAGATGCGCAAGCGCAAGGTTCGCCATCTCAACGGCTGTGTTGACGGTTCCCGACATGAAATAGTTTCCTTGAAAGGGTCAGGCGGCGGCAAGGTCGCCGGCTTTGGCCTCATAGGCAGCAAGCGCCTGAACAGCCTCGTATTTGTTGGCGGCTTTTACGCCGGCATAATCCGCGGCCATGGCCTGCTGGGTCTTCCAGTGCTCCTTGCGCCAGCCTTTGGGCAGCGGCTTTTCGGCCTGTGGCTGCCTTGCTGCCCTTTGCTTGCGGTTCCAGTCCGCGGCCAGCGCATCCGCCAGGTGTTCCTGCCGCTTTTCGGCCTCGGTTTTGGGTGGGGCGCACCGGGCCAGAAAATCGGCTTCGTGTTGTTCTTCCAGGCGCTGGAGATGCCGCAAGCGGCGCATGATGATCTCGTCCATGTCTGGCCTCTTTTTCGAGAAAATGAAAAAGGGCGGCAAACGCCGCCCGAAGAAGTTTGGCAGGCCCTGACCTGGTCAGGCCCATGAGGGGTCGAACCGACCAAACAAAAAGCCCGCAGGAAAGGCTACGGGCAGAAACGTCGATCGGTCCAAAAACGTAGGGGTGGATGTCTGCGGTCGCTCGCCTCCAGACTGCCCGCTGGGTACGCTGTCAGATGTTCACCTTCAGGCAGGCCAGCTTCACGTTCTTGCGGTTGTATTTCCGGTCCCAGTTGGCCGCGTTGCGCAGTTCGGCCAGGCTCGCTCCCTGGGATTTGGCAAGAGAAGACGCCGTGAAATCCATTCCGGCCGGATGGATCAGCTCGAAACGGCGGGTGGTCAGATAGTCGGCACCGCCGCCGTCGCCAATTTCCGGATCACGAGTGATTTCGGTGCCTTCGTTGCCGTAGATCGTCGAGCGGCTCGGCACTTCGTCGATATGCATGAAAGCGCCCGGTGCAAACAGGAAGCAGGAGTATTCGTCCGAATTGGCCCCGGCCGTCACCGGCATCATTTCCGAATGCACCACCATCATCCCGGCATAATAAGGCACCTCGAACGGCGCTTCGGACGGTTTCTTGAACTCGATCTTTTCGTCGTCCAGAAGCGTGCCGTAAACGAAGCTGTGCATGGCGATCACGCGCAGGTCGTCCAGGTTTTCACCCATGGTCAGGCGCGCACGGTTGATCGCCTGATAGCTGATGCGGTTGGCAGCCGTCGGCGAACCGACATCGGAATAGATGGAATAGACCATGTCGCCGCTGTCATTGGCGACATTGTCGGCGATCACGCCTTCAGCCGTCGCAATGATGCGCTCTTCCTTGCGGCGTCCCCAGTAAGCGCTGATCCGCTCCGCCACCCGGTTCATGGCGCTGTCGCCCCGGCCCGTTGCGGCATAGCTTGCCACCGTCTTGGCACCGTATTTCTTGGCCAGGCGGTGCTTGTAGGCCTTCATGTCGCTGGCGGTGATCTTGCTGACACCGATCTTGTTATCACTGTCATCGATCACCGTCGGCTCGGCATCATCGAGGTCTTCCCAGTACGGCACTTCAATCTGGTTGCCACCGGCCTTGAAGCGCTTGCCGATTTCCGGTGCCGGACCGGCCAGAATGCCGGATTTTTCCAGCATGATCAGCTTGGCCGGCTTGTTCTCCGCCATATAGGGGGTGAACACACGCGGGACGACGATGTCTGAAATTTGAGATGTCATTGAATTTCCTTTGATTTTGACAATTTTCCGGCTCTAACGGACTGCTGTCGATGGCGCACGTTTCCTCGCCATGGCCGCAGGCAATTTGCCAAAAAGTCGCCCCTTCCAATTTTGAAGTAGCTGAAGCAACGTTCCGGTTGAAAAAAGAAATACGCAGTTTTGGAGGACTTCCGTTTCCTCGATTAACGGGGCAGAAATCGCTCAAAGCGGGTAAGATCGCTCAGCCGAGGTGGCAATATCGCGATGACAGTCACAGGCCTGCGTTGCTTTGACGGCAAAGCGCACAAAGGACTTCGCAAGTGAGCAAGGATCTGGCGTCTGATGGATCCGATTTGTGAGGTAATGCATCGGACCACGTAAATTTGAGGGGTCGTTCAGTTAAACGACAACACCCTTGAACCCGAACAACTCCGGGTTTCGTCCAGCAGAAAGGATAAGCTGCTTCGCCTTCGTCGGCTGATGGTCCAAAAGGAAGGCCTGCTGTTTGAGGTCGGGTTTTCTCACGTCGAATGGATTTGCATTCTTCAGATTATCAGGCTGGAGCATAGAGCGAGCTCTACTCGGTTTGGCGCTCGGAATGGGACCGTTCTCAAAAGCCTCACCGCTCTTCGGTTCGCTCAAGGATGGCGGCGGAATATCACTTTCGCCACGCAACGCGGGCTGACTATCCCTCGAACGGTTGTCATCCGCTGCCAAATGAGGTCTCGGCATCGGAAACGGAGCAGAAACATGGTTTCGTAATCTGTTGCCATGCGCCGACTGACCATCCAATTCAGGATCTGACTGCGCCGATCCTGCAGGTAAGACATCTTTGTTGCCGATCAGATCTTCGGTAAAGCCTGGGACTGGTTTTTCAAATTGATGCCTTGTTGAATTCAGCAATTCCTGTGGCGAAATCCCGAAAGACTTCAGGACCGTCCCCGCCACGCTGTTGCTATTTTGGTTGTCGATTCTGTAATCAAGGTTTTGAGCATTGATCCGATCAATAGCCCTGCGAGCTCTTATCCTGTATGCCTCGATTTCAGCCGGCGTCCCCGCGATAATTGTTGTCTGGTTGTCGACGAGATGCCCCATCCTTGAAAAATTATCCAAGTGACCTTTGATCGTATCGCTTCCGTCCCAGGGTTTTCCTATTGGAATTATATTATTTTGCCTGTCATGTGAAAGTCCGTTGACTTCCCAGATCTGCTTGCCGGTTTCATCATGAGCTGTGATGACAATATGTGAGGCAACACCAAACAGCTTGTACTCACCGATACGTATCGTTTGCTGTCCGTGATTATCCATTACTTGGCCCTTATCTAAATGTTGTCAGACCAACCGCCCTTTTCGCAATACCATTTCGGTGCGGAAATCAACGAACTTTCCGAGCCCTCCCGACTGAGGCAAAGCTCACCTTTTCGGGATTTTTTTTGCGTATAAATATACGGGGGAGGCGGTGGAAAACCGAGAAATGCGGCGGTTCTTTTGTCGGCATATTCTTGCTTCACGACATAAGTCATATCTTGAGTTTTGTCGCAAATTCTCACTATTCGAAAATATTCGTTGTATACGCGAGAAATCCTCTCCTGATCCGCGCCAGCAAGACCGGTTTTCATTTCTTTCTCAAGCCGTTCGAAAATCGGTCCGGGATCACAGGCCGAAACCACCGTTTTCCCGTTTGCACCTGATAAATTTCTCTCTTCATCTGACGCGCAGGCAACGAGAAACAGGCCCAACAAAATGCCCGATAGTCTTGATAGTTTCACAATCGAACTCTCCGATTTTGATCTTTTGATACCGGCATATTGTTCATGATATGCTCCAAAAAAAACCTTTAATTGCATCCGGTTAGAGAACCAGGCCTTCGCACCGGAGACTGAAAAGATCGCCAGATTTTTCTGCCGGGGTGTCTGACCTGCTCCACAGACGGATTGCTGGCATCAGTTGGCACGATTGCTCATGGCACAGCACGACTTTGCAGGCAGGTGTCAGCTTGTGCAGGTTTATGGAAATGCGCAGTAAACCGACACCTGCCAGCGAGTTTCATCTCTCTTCGAGCGCTGTGGAAAGTGGTAGGCTCGCAGGCCGCAGGAAGACCAAAGACTGCATCTCCAGGCACTGAAGTTGATCGGTGGAGCCGGGTTCGGCGCCGGAATAAACAACCATGGTGTTTTCCTGTGTGCCGTCGTCAGTTCCTGCAAACTCAAAAACCGATGTGCAAGGCGTCTCTAGAATCTTGTCCCGATAGGAAAACTCGAAATCGTCGAACACTGACATTGGCGGGCCGAACTCAACGAGAGTGCCCCGACCATCCTTGACCCTCATCAAATCAAAAATGGATAACCCGAGCGATTGAAAGAATTCTCCTTGTGGCGCAAGAATTTCAGTCAATTCCGTACTCTTCTCGCCACTGCCACCTTCCGAACCCGGTCTCTTGTCCAGATCGAGATTGAGCACGGTAATCGTATTGGAAAGCTGGTAATCCAACGCATCCACCGGAGTGCTGTAATACTCGTTCCGTCCATAGGGCAGATGCGAGATGCCATGGCCTGGAATATCCGGAAACTGCTCCGCATTCTGTTCGATTTCCTCGGGCGAAAAGCCCAGATAGACCACACGGACATCCTCCGCGACCTGCACCTTGAACATTGCGGGATCGAGGCTTGAATTGACATAGCCCTCTATTTCAGACCGAAGAACTTCAGGTTGCTGTTCCCACGGGATGACAGCACCGTCCGCGGCCAGGCAAACCGACGGCAGAGCAATAACCCCCGACACTTTCAGAATTGCCCCAAAGCCCTTGATAAAGCGAAAGGTGTTCAATTTCATTCCGGATCCCTTTATATATCAGCGCTCTCGAAGAAAGGCATCGAGACGCTGAACAATCAGAATATGTTCATTATTTGTTCCTGATCAACCCTTAATTGAAATTGGCACGAAAACCTCTTCCGAAACCGGCGGACACGATCATCTGGGGTACCCGCAAAGGGTTGTTTTCCAGAAGATTCGATTGTTGCCTGTGGGCCGGATTACCGATCTTGACAGATTTGCCATATGCAGTCTCAAGTGATGCTTGTGTTGCCGCAAGGCGCGCCTGGGGATCAGGCAACCCAAGGTTTTTAGCTGCGATATAGACATTGCGAGTGAATTCGTTGACGAGATTTTTCATTAAGTTTATCGCCTTAAATATACTAGTAGTTCTTCCTGCGAACGAATTAAAAGCGCAGGAAAATTTCTGCACAGAAGAATGGATACCTTACGATTTCACGATGATCGACGACCTACTCTTGATAAAACACGCTTATCACAGCGCGAGATGCCAAAAATTAGAGGGAAAAACCTTTGTCTGCCGCGAGAAATGGCCTGGCTCTGACGATGTCAGTGTTTATCAGGTACACGCAGAAGTACTGGAAACCGGCGACCTAGCCTTCTGGTCTACAGATATTGATCCATCCAGCGAACCGTGGATCATTCCCAGGTGCGAGGAACTCACCAACTAACAGGGTTTCGCTCCCCACTGGCTTTCTTCGCGTGTACCGACATTCGGGTTAAGCACATGATCTGCCAGATCAACAATCGAAAACCGGAACCAAACGCGATTTGCACTCATCCCCGCCGCGGCAACTTGAAAAGACTGCTTGTTACAGCCCGAACAACCGTGGATCCCGCCCCGCCGCGACGATCATCTGCCGTGCCCGCAAGGGGCTGTTTTCCAGAAGATCCGACTGCTGCCTGAGGTCCGGATTGCCGGTCTCGAAGGGATTGCCCCCCTCCCCACCCGCGCCGAAACCGTTCAGGCCGTCTTCCGAAAAGGCGCTGTCGTGGATGAAGGCGAGCAGCTTCACCGCCACGGGGTCTGTCACCTGCTGCAAACCGTCGCTGCCTGCCGTGGTCAAGGCGCCTTTTTCCGCAAACCATCCTGTCAGGTCCACCCCGGCCGTCTTCAGGGTGCTCAGCGCCCGGTCGGCCTTGGCAATGGCGTTCTGATAGCCGTCGCTGTCCGGTTCGCCATATTCCCTGACCAGGGACAGGTGCGCTGCCTCGGCCGCCTGGCCCTGTTTCTGCGCGGCGTCAAAAGCCGCTTCCTCATGGGCGGAAAACTGCTCTGCCATCTTGCCCACCCACCGGTCGTGCAGCTTTTGCGCTGCCTCCGGGTGAAGCCCCGCCTCCTTGAACCAGTCTCCGGCTTCCTGCGCAAAGGCCTGGTCGTAGGGAAAGTTTTCCGGCAGCGCCTCGGGCATCTTGAAGCGATAGCCGTCCTTCGGTGTCCAGCGGCTGGAAACATCGGCATAAAAGGCCGCCTGCTCCTCGCTGCCGGCCTCCTCGCCCGGAACCTGAAGCGCCCCGGACAGTCTGTCTTCCAGCGAGCGATAGCCTTCCAGAATGCCGGCGGTATCGCGCCAGCCATAGCTGGCGGCCATGTCCCGGTCGGCATCGCTCAGGCCGTCGATGAAACCTCCCCCCTCCGAAGGGTGATGCCCCATACCATCGTGTCCAGAACCGTCGTGCCCGCCGGCCTCCGGTCCTGCTGCCGGCTCAATCGCGTCGTACATCGTCAATATTCCTCGTCAGTTTCGAACTCGGGCAGCATTTCCAGCCGGGCGGCTTCCTGCAGCGCGGCGTGCTCTTCCGGCGGAATGCGGATCATCGACAGGATGCGGGCATAAAGTGCCTTGCGTCCGTCCAGATAACCGCCGGCCCTCGGCTCCAGGTTCACCGGCGGCGCCTGGTAGATGCCGCATTCGGCGGCCAGGTCCGCCAGCACGATTTCGCCGTCCGGGCACAAAAAAACGGACCGATAGGCCCGTTCCAGCACTCCAGCCCGCTCCCGGCGCCGCCGGGCGGCTCGTTTGAGGCTACGCCAGACCATCCAGCCCTCCTTCGCCGCCCAGGGCCTGCAGAAGCGGCGCCCCGTCGCGGGCGATCCGCGCCATGCTTTCGCCTGTCGCAAGCTGCTGCTGTTGCTGCTGCTCGGCCGCCCGTTCCTGCCGAAGCGCCTCCACCTCTTCCGGCCGCCGCCTCAGCTTGGCGGGCAGCCCCAACGCGCGGCGGGTCAGGTCGTATTCGGCTTCCCGGTCGTGCAGATCCAGAATGGAAGGATCGGCCCCCGCTGCGATGCCGAGATACTCCTGGAAGCCCATGATCGCCTCGAAATGCCTGGCCTCGCGCATCTGGTCGATGGGCGCCGTCGGCGTCAGGGTCACATCGCCCTCCAGCACGCTTTGCGGCGGGGCAAGGGGCGAACCGGGGGCAAAAGCGCCCCTTCGTCCCAGAATGCCGATCTCCCGTTCGAACAAGGCCTCGTTTCCGGCCATGATGTTGGTGGAGAACGGCCCGATCATGTCGGCCATTTCCTTGCGGCGGATATTGGCTTCCGTTGCCGTGCGGCCATTGCCTTCCAGCAGCGTCTGCCACAGGTCGCCATAAAGCCCCACCCGCAGCTTTTCGCGGATGGTCTCGATCTGCGCATCCGCCGCGCCCGGGTTCACCGTGTCGATCATCGGCCGGAACAGCGGCCGGCCCTGCTCGTCGATCAGCCCGGGGTTGATCCGGCCGGGGTTGAGGTCAAGCTGGCGCTCCTGCGCATGGGTGGCGATCGGCGGGCGCACCGCCTGCGAACTGGCAATCAGCCCGTCGCGCGCCAGGCTCTGCAGGCTCTTGATGTCGCTCATCAGCTTTGCCTGCGGCGGCGAGCCATAGGGCGACAGCCCGTCCCGGTCCCACCGGCTGATCACCAGCGGATATTCGAAGAAGCCGCCCCGCCGGCAGATATGCCCGCTGTCTTCCTCGAAGTGGATGCTCTCGAACCGGGATTTCCTGGTGTCGGTTGCCTGGGCGTGGCCGCCTTCGCGCACAAAGCAGGCATGTACGAAAGTGTAGTCAGTGTTCTTGCGCTTCGCGTCGGCCGCGTCTTCCTTCACCTTGGGCGACACCTTGCCGGCATATTCCTTCACCGCCTGCCACGCCTTCAGCGTGCGCACCCGAAAGAACCCGCAATCGTTGCCCTGGGCATCGATGACCAGGTAAATCTCGTAAAGTGGCACATAGCGGTAGTGAACCGGTGTGCGGATATCGGCCAGGCTGTCCTCGTTTTCGACCGGAAACAGTACACCCGTCCCCAGTTTCACGGTGGACAGCAGGCGCGAGCGGTTGGCCAGCGCAAAGCCGGATCGCCCCGAATACCGCACACGGAACAGGTGATCGCGCACCAGTTCGAAAAACTCCTCGTCCGCCTGGCTGGGCGCTGGCGCAAACGGATCGCCGAAACCGACCCCATGCCAGGGAAAGCCTTCGGGCATGGTCAGCGAGCCGATGCCGGAGGCAAGCCTGTCCAGCAGCCAGACAGCGGTCGGGTCGTACAGCTTGCGCGACCGGTCCCGGGCGGCAGACCCGCGCAGGGCGCTCATGCCATCCCGGGCACTCACGCCGCCGGGCCGGTTGAAGGCCCGCTCCATGTCCGGCGCCGTATAGGTGACATAGTCCTGCCAGTCCGCCTCCACCCATTGGCGTTCCGCCCGGGCCGATTGCAGCTCGGTTTTCAGATCGTCGACAACTCCCATCACGCACGCCCCAAAAGTGTGACACCGGGCCGCGAGGCACTGCCGTAATCGGCAACGCCCAGCGGGCCGGTCAGGTTGGTGGCCCGGGTGTTATAGGCGGCGGCCCGGCGCCGGCGCCCGTTTTCCTGCAGGTTGCGCGCCTGCCGCTGCGGGTCGGGTTCGCGCGGCGGCGGCGGTGTCGGTTCCGGGTCCGGCTGCTTGGAGCCTCCCCCACCAAACATGCACATGGGTGGTCCCTTTCTCTCAATGTCTTGAAAACGTGTAATCAGCGCCGCCTGCCGGCACGGCGGCAGCGCCTCAAGGCCGGTCCGCGCAGGCGGCCGGAAAAAAATCGAACGGACGTATCCGGCAGCGCCAAAGCGTTCCTGCCGGCCAAGCCGCAATTTTCCAAAGTACCGGTATGAGGTCTGTTTTAGCCCTGTTTTGACGAAGCGTCCAGCAAGGCCAGATGTCTGAACCTGTTGTTCAGACACGCATTTCCGGAAAGCTCTTGCCACTCAAAGGCTTTTGAAGCTTCCCGGTTGTGCGCCCGAGGCGGTGTTTTTTCACCGCGCCCCGGTGGAAGCTCCCTCCAGCGGCGCAGCTTTACCGGGCGGTGCGGCAGCCAGCGCCGCCGGAACGTTTCCAGCCGGTGCGGCAGGGGCCTGCCGCGTGGCCCGCCTGCTGTTGTTTGGGATGTGCGCCTGCCACGCCCTATCCCGAACCCGGCCGACATTTGCCTGAAAGTCTTCCGTCAGCAAATGGCGCTGTCCGGTCTCGTCGTCATAGGTCAATGTCATGCGCGGGCCGTAGCCGTCCTCGTCCGCCGGGGCCTGCTGCCTGTCCCGGCCGGTCTTGTCATTTGGCATCAGATGCCATTTCGCGGCGCGCACACCCTGTGCTTTCAGCAGGTCCTCAACGTCCTTGCGCACGTAACCATGGCCGTCTTTTTCAAGATCCGGATAGGCTGTCTCGACCGGATATTTCAATACGGTCCCTTCCGCCTCCGGCGCGAAGGCCGAAAGACCCCACATCTGCTTGAACCGGTAAATCGCATAGTCCCGAGCAGCCTCCTTGTGGCCACCCAGTTCGACATAGCTTTGCCTGAACAGCCTTTCGTAATCCGCAAGCGCTTCCGCCTCTTCCGCGGCAGTTCTGCCGATCTGCCGATATCGGTCATAGGAACTTTTCCGGGCCAGATCAGCAGATGCAGCCAAACCGGCTGAGGCGTCAGCAACATCGGCCGCCGTTGTGGCACTCACGCCGTCCAGCTTGCCGGTGCCCACTTCGGCCCCAACTGCGCCGGCTCCAGCCACGCCGCCTCCAGATTCGCCGTTTTGGCGCGCCTCCTCAAAACCGGGGGCCAGAATGGCGGAAGAGCCTGGCAGAACCGGCTTCTCGCCCAATGGCACTTGCCCGCCATCCATCAGGATGGTTTCAGAAGAAAGACTGTCATCCTCCAGCCGCGGTGCCGTAAGCGGCGCATCTGTCGCCGCCATCGGGGCCGCCGACAACAGTTGCCTGACCTGTCCACGGCGCAGCTCTGCGTCTCTCGTCAGGGTGTCAGTCAATTCTTCGCGTGTTGCGCCGCGGCTTGCGGCCTGCTCCACGGCTCCGCCGGCCTCAAGCGCGTTCTGTATCCCCTGCAGCGCCTGTAAGGCCTCTTCCTCATCCTCGCTGCCGGCAAACGCCCAGTCGATTGCGCTGCCCACCGCGCCTGTCAGCGCGTCCCGGCCATAAACGTACGCCCCAAATGCCTCCGAACCTTCCACTGTTGTAGCAATTTCGGCCATTTTCCGGATCACCAGGTTGTCCGGATAGGCTTCGCCATAAAGCTGGGTCAAGGCGATAATGTCGTCCAGATTGCCCAGAACGTCCCAGGCCTTTTTCAACGGCCCGACAGGCGTCAGCGAAACGGCCAGGTCGAGGCCCGCCTCCGCCGCCATGGACTTCAGATCGTCCTCTGTAAACTCCAGCCCCAGCTCTCTTGCCGCCTGCGCAAACGGTATGTTCCGCTCGTCCGCACGTGCCTGCACCATTGAAAAAACCGGAACGGCTGCAAGACCAAGAACGAAAACCGGCGCGCCTCGACGCGCAAGCTTCATGAACCGCCGACTAATAGTGGCCTCGTCCCACAGCGTGCCGGTGGCCTTGCTGCTGATCCCCGAGTTTTGACCAAGTTGTGCTCCGGGCAAGTCATCAACCGGCATTCCGGAAGAAAGCATCGGAACTGGCCTTGCAGCCTCGGCCGGTAGCACGCTCATGCTGCCACCAAGCTGTCCCGTTACTCCGGGCAGCGGCGCCCCTTTGGGCTTTGCGCGGATCGCACGTTGCCACAACACCTCTTCATAGGTCTCTGGGAAAAAAATTTGCCCCTGGTCGAGGCCCTTCACCTCGCCAAATCTCGTATCTTTAAACCTGTAAATGTTCTCGTATTGTTCTCTCGACAAATTCAGAGTCGGATCCACAACCAATTCTGAAGCCAGTTTTTTGGTGGATGTATAACGGAACGGGACATCCACAATCTTCGCATGTTTTTTGGTGACTGGATCGTAGATACTCTTGTTCTTGTTTTCGAAAAAGTCCTTCTCCCTGGAAATGATCTCATAGTCGAAATCAGGATGTTTCGTCATCCGCTTGCGGATCGACATATCCCAGGTTTCAAATCCTCCCTTTTTGGTCAACCTTTTCCGGTTGGGGTCATAATCGTCTTTTTCCTTTTCTAATAC